GAGGATTCACCCCATGTACCACTACTCCATGCTCCTGAGCCAAATCCACTGTAAGGCACATATACATCTAATCCTACATTTAATTGATAAGCAGCTACTGTGCTAGAGCCACCATTACCAGTATCTGAAGAATTTGCTGTAACTGTAGCACCGCTTGTATCTTTTGCTTCTATTTTATAAGAGTTAGTATCAACAATTGTATCTATTTCATACTCTTGATTTAATACAGCAGCAGTAATATTACCGCCTAAAGAAACTGCATCACTAAAAGTTACAAAATCTCCTTTTACAGCACCATGACCATTTTCAGTTACTGTTATTGTTGCATCACCATTAGAAGCAGAAAAGGTTGCATCACCTGCACTTGTAGTTAATCGTATTGGAGTTATATCGTTAAAGGTTGTGCCTTCTTGTGCGTATAACTTTTTATGCGTACCTAAAATATTATATTGTGATTGAGTTGCTGTGCTATAGGTATTAATCTTTCTGCAAGTTCCTATAAAAGTATTACTAGAATTTTTTTCCCAACCACCTATTCTTTCAGGTCTGCCTTTTCTAAACCTAACTTTATCTGCATCAAACCACCCACCCTCGTTAGAGTAGTTAGTTCCTTCTTTATTAATTCCAGGTCTGAATACAAATTTAGCAAATGGCATCTATACCTCTGTCCAGTCTTTACCTTGAAATAAAAGTGCTTCAGCTTCTCTACGTCTTACTAAGCCCTGTAAAACTTTACCACCAGCTTTATTCCAACGCTTTATTTGAGTTGGCACTTCATCATACATTTCTTTATTTAATACTTTTAACATAGTGCTATTGTTTAAGTTTGTTGGTCCTAAGTTATATGTCCATGATACTAAAGCATCAAACTGACATTGTTCTAGTTTAACTACAACAGCTTTTTCAACGTGCTCACAATACTCATCAAGCTCATTTAATAACATTGTATCTGCTTGTTCTTTAGATATAGTCATACCTTCTTTAATATCTTTAGTATGCCCATAACCAATAGTCCATACGCCTACTGCATCTTGATATGATTCTAACTCGCAACCCTCAAATTTCTTTATTAAAGAAATACCTTCACTAGATATGTTCATACTACTCTCCTTTATCGCTGGAATTAGATGCTCCAAAATAGAACGAAATAACTGCACTTGCTAATCCTCCTAGATAACCTAAGACTAAATTTATTAATGCTTCACTATTTTGCTCAGGTGGTTGTAAGGTAACTAAAAATATATATCCAAGAAAGCCACCAACAGTTGCAATACCCATAATTCTAGCTGTCCAATCTTTGCTAAATTTACCTCTAGCATCTTTTTTGTCTTCAGCTTCCAGTCTAAATACATCCACATCTAATTCTTTCATGCGAATTTCAAAGTCTTTTTCTGCTTGTTTTAACTGTAATAGTTGTTCAGGGCTAGCATTATTAATAGCAGATTCAATAGATTTTGCATCAGCTTTACATCCTAATGTTTCACAAATAATTTTAGTCGCCATTCCGCCTAATGGACCACCAACAGCAGAACCTAAACTTGGTGCTATTGAGCCAACAACATTTTTTAACATACCTTTTAACATAAATATCCTTATGAACTTTGTGTGATTTTTATTACAGAATCACCACCACCATTTATTTTTACTGTATTAGATACTCCATCTTGTATAAAAATTACTGTGTATCCTTGTGCTGAGTTTAAGTCAACTTGTATAGATTGCTCAACCTTTCTTCTAAGACTTATTATATCACCCTGTACTAGCGTAATAATTTGTGTTTGAGTATCTTGTCCTACTTTTGTGCCAGTAATTCTAGTGACCTGTTGTTCTTGTTTAAGATCATCTTCTTTAAGTTTATCTAGCTCATCTATAACTTTTAATAAGTCTTCAAAAAAATTTACATCAAGATAATTAATATCTAACTCTGTAAACTCAAGCTCATCTTTTTCTAAGTAATCTTTATCAAGTTCTTCAAACTCTAAAAAATCTACATCAAGTACATTGCTTGAAGATGTTGTAGTTTCTTCTAAACTTTCTTGAACCCTATCAGGAGGATTAACAATAAGCATATTATCTATAATATCTAATGTTAAATCTAAGATAACTGGATTGCTTGGGGGTGCTTCAAATACTGTTGTAACTGTAGATTCGTAGGGTTTATTTAATAAAACTGTTCCCATAGCTGTAGTTACTTCTATTTCACCACTGCTTGTACCATCAAGGTTTGGCAAAAGAATTATTAATGATTCGCCTATTTCATTAACAGTAATAGTAAAATCAGTACCTCTAATACCTATTGTCGCACTGTTGGTGCGTATCTTTATGTTCTTCTTAGGTACTAAGCCTAGTTTACCTGTAACAAAACGTGCAGTGCCCTTAGCAAAATTAAGAGCCATCTTTGAATTATCAGGATTTGGATCAAAAACAAACTCATCAACTAATACTTCTGAGTGTTCTGTTAATTTAATTTGAGTATCATCAACAAAGGTAATACCCATTCTGCCATTTGCTGTTTCAAGCCTATCGTAACTTTTAACTTGTAAATTTTGAGCAGCTTCAAATACAGAAGATAAAGCTGTATCAATTCTTACAATTCTAGCACTACCATTTACTTCAGAAACAGCACCTACTTCAACACGAGGTACTGGTTCCCCCATCATTTTGCTTGACACAAATAGTGCCATTATTACCGCTAGAATATATTGATAACCAATCACTTGCCAACGTGCTTTGTTGCTCTACGTTAAATGTTCTTGAATTACCTGTTTGATCCAAATAGAAATATCCACTTGAATATCCATCTGCGTCAAAATTAACTGTGTTGCTATCTCCATCTATATCAACATAATTGGTTGCACCATCATAGTCAATATTAAATGTAAGATCATTTGAATCACCTTGTATTATCCAATCAAGGTCTAATGTTCCTGCTAAGTCAGCAGTTGCAACATTAAGTTCAAAAGTATTGCTACCGCCTGTAACATCAACATTAAAATTACCACTGTCTGCACCATAAGTATTTGTTGGATCAACTTGTATATCAAAAACATTAGAATCACCATCAAATTCAAAAAATCCAGTAAATGTATCTGCGGTTATATCACCAAGAAATTTATTACTATCACCAATTTGATTAATATCTAATGTCATGGTTGTGCCATCTAAGTCTAATGCAGTCATACTACCTGACACAGCATCAGCACCACCAATAATATTGTTTGAGCCTAATTGTTCTATATCTAAATTAAATGTTGCACCTACTTGGTCAACATATACTTCGTTGTCAGCATAGATAAAACTAACCACGAATAGCAGCAAGAGCTTCTTCATCTGGGATACTCCAATAATTATTTTTTATTCCTAATTGTATGGTTTCTAATACTGCTGTTTCGATTGCATTTTGCAATGCAATATTTACAGATTCATTTTCAACCATACCATTTTCTATCTCTACAAGTTCTGTACCATCAGAAATAAAACGAAAAGCATCTTGGCTAATTGCAACGCTAAGAATAGTTTTTGTGGTCAATACCTCTATTAGCACCTTACCTGTACTTACAGACACTGTTCTAAGAGATACTGTTACAGTATCTTGTCTGTATTCTTTTTGTCCACCAATACCTAAATATCTAGCACCTAAACCACCAGACTTGATATTGCTTTCATAACCTATTACGCCACCCTCCATAATTAATCCAGCAAAAGCCAAAGGTAAAAGTTTTTCCTCTTCATCAAAATCTTTTCTAGTTGAACGAATCAACTGTCTTTCTTTTGTTAGATTATCTAATCCCACTCTTTCAACTACATCAAAAAAATTACCATTACTGGCGTGTTTTAATGCTCTAATTAAAAAAGCATGGGGTGCTTGTGTAATAGCAGTTGAAAATGATGCGTAGCTACTATTACTTCTGCGTTGTCCTGTTTGATCTGTAAAACTGGTTGGATATACAGCTATTGTAGGCTTTATAAAAGGTCTACCTATTTCAGCTAGTTCTTTATTAATTAATGATCCAACTTCTGCTTGTTTGGTTAAACTAATAGGTGGTGCGTAATTATTTAAAATAGACCAGTTTGTACAGCTAGAAAGAAAAATCACCAATAGGCAAAGTAATCTCTGTTGTATTTCCATCTGAGTCCGTAATAATTAAAGTTATATAATCACCATCTGTTGAATATTCTATTGTGTTACCTTCTAGCTCTAAAGTGCCTGAAGAATTAACAGTTTCACCAAATAAATTATCTACAAGCTGTCTTGATAACTGAGCATATATTCTACTTTCTAAATTTCTTATAAATCTAGCAAGTGTTGTATTTTCTGCTTCTCTAGCTAAATCTTCTTGATATGCTTTTATTTCATCAGCTATTGCTTGTTTTCTATTTGTTTCTTGATTCTCTATAGTCAAATAATGTGCTGATGTTCCAACTCCCGAAAAACTAGGATTCTTAAAACTATGCGTCATTTCATCAGCAATTAATCTACCAATAAAAAAAATTAACACACACATTATAGAGGCAACTAAAATCATTTGATTGTGTTTACTCATAAATAAGGTGGTTCATCAAATAATGACACTAGCAAAAACAAAGCTGTAATAGTTAATACTAAATCAATCATCAATCTTTCCTTTGATCATCTCTATCTGCTTTAGCAATTTTATCTGTATCTATTAGGTTAGGTACACCTAAAATAGTTTTAATCATAGTATCTTGTCTAATGATCTCATTATCTAAACTGCGTACTCTATCTATTAATGCTACTAAAATACCATGCTGTGAATCTAATTTAGTGCCTAATCGTTCTTCCATATTAGTAATTAACTCTGCTTGTTTATCATCCAAAGTATCTAATTTAGTTTCCATGCCATCAATAATTCTATTAATAAGTTTCCATATAAAAAAACCTAAACCTAATGCTGTTGCAATCGGAAATCCAACTTCATTAATGATTTGTATAAAGTCATTCATTTCTCAATAGGTGTGAATAAACCTTCTTTAATTAATATTTTTCTATTTAACAAATGTTCAGATTCTATGTCACTTTTACTTTGACCTATATATCTAACTGCCATGTGTTTAGAAATCATTAACTGGTTTATATTTTTTCCATCAGCAACCAAATCGCCTAATATTCTTCCAAACTTACCTTTTGCATCTTTTTTTGTTTGAATTACTAACTTTGTGCAATTATCTATCTGATCTTGTAAAAAAGATTTAGATAATAAACCTCTAGCTTTTTCATCTTTATTTCTAGTTCTAGATTCTGGAGTATCAATTCCATACATACGAACCCTAGCTTTATGAAATATTTTAAAGCCTAAATCTATCGTGACATCTACTGTATCACCATCAACAACTCTATCTACAACACATGAATATTCATACATTATCTTTTCTTACCTTTATGCAAGCCATGTCTTGCATGTTGTTTACCTGCTTTTGTAGCTGCTCGTTTTTTTCTATTAGCTGCTGCTAACTTTCTTCTGCCTTTAGGTGTTGACTTTAACCTATCTATCTGTGCTTTAGGTGCATAAACTTCACCTGTTTCTGAAGATTTTTTACCACTAGCAGTAGTCCATTTCTGACCTGTCCATCTTTTTAAACTACGTTGTGATTTTTTTAATGGCATATCATTCTCCAAATATAACTATATATGCGTCTGTTTTTTTAGGTTCTTTTATATGATGCCTTATCCATTCAAAAGGCACATCGTGCTTGCCATCAGATATATCATCTAACAACTTCCAAAATGAATCTCTACCAGGATCAGCCATCAATAATTGTTTATCATTATCAAGCAAATATTTAATTACCTCTATCCATTTATCTGTCATTGAGTACCAAAAACAAACATCTGATGCTATGTATGTATCATAGTCTAATGGTAAAGGTTTCTTAAAAATGTCCTGTAAAATAAAATTTGGCTCAACATCCATCAGTTTA